TCTTTAGAATACAACGTAAACTACTAACATGAAATCCCCTTATTGTTTTATAGTGAAGCCTCAAGGAGGTCAGCGCTATGACAATCTAAGTAAACATGGAGATGGTAAGTTAATTACAAGTGCTTCTCAAGAAGATCATACCACTACCAATAGATTTGCAATAGTAGAAGAGATACCTATTATGTGGGCTTTTAATAAGAACATTAAAAAAGGAGATACTGTAATAGTTCATCATAATGTTTTTAGAAAGTACTACGATATAAAAGGTGCAGAAAAAAGCGGTCCATGCCATTTTAAAGATGATTTATACATAGTAGATATAGATCAAGTATACTTACATAAAAGTAAAGATAAATGGATGTCAGTGGGAGATTATTGCTTTATTAAGCCTATAGAAATAGAAAAAGATGTTATATTGTCTGTAGATAGGAATAAACAACTAGTTGGAAAAGTAAAATACAGTAATAAAGAATTAAAATCTTTAGACATATTTAACGGAGACGAAGTGTGTTTTTTACCCGAATCAGAATACGAGTTTAAAATAGAAGGAGAGACTTTATACAGAATGAAAACTATAGATATATGCGTGTTGATATAGTAAAAAAACTAAAAGAAGATATAATTAAAGCAGGTGAGATAGCTGTTAAAGAGCTTATTAAAGTTGCTAAAACAGATATCATTAAATACGATGCCGAAGATGATTTAGCAGCGGACAGATTAAAAAATGCAGCAGCAACTAAGAAGTTAGCTATTTTTGATGCTTTTGAAATCTTAAAGAGAATACAAGACGAACAAGCAATACTAGAAGAAAAAGTTATTGAAAAAAAAGCTTACCAGGGATTTGCAGAAAAACGATCAAAATAGACTACATAACGTTGTACATGATTTCGTACAGAAAACTGTTATAACTACCAAAAACAAAGCAAAGACTTGGGAGTATGGATATAACGAAAAGTATGATATTGTAATAATATCTAAAGACGGAACCTTAGGTGATGTTTATAATATTCAAGGCTTAAAAATAGGTCTTCCAAAACAACCCAAAACAATTAATACTAAATATAATAAGTGGACAACAATAGATTTGCCTAAAGATTTAACATCTATAAAAACAATATTTGATTGGCAAAAAAGAGATAATGTATTTAAGTCTAAATGGGTAAACTACATTGAAGAGGAATTTAATAAAAGAGAAAATGGCTACTGGTTTACTAACAATAATGAATCGACTTACATTACTGGAACTCATTACATGTATTTAAATTGGACAAAAATAGATATAGGCAAACCAGACTTTAGAGAATCTAACAGAATATTCTATTTATTTTGGGAAGCTTGTAAAGCAGATAAAAGAAGTTTTGGAATGTGTTACTTAAAAAACAGACGTTCTGGATTTTCTTTTATGAGTTCTTGTGAAGCAGTTAACAAAGGAACTATTACTAGAGACGCAAGAGTTGGTATTCTTTCTAAAACTGGAGGAGATGCAAAAAAAATGTTTACGGATAAAGTAGTTCCTATATCTAACAATTACCCTTTCTTTTTTAAACCTATTCAAGACGGAATGGATAAGCCTAAAACAGAATTAGCATATAGAGTTCCAGCTAGTAAAATAACTAAGAAAAACATGGGTAAAACAGATGAGCTGGTAATGGATGGACTAGACACTGTTTTAGATTGGAAAAACACTTCTGACAACTCTTATGATGGGGAAAAACTATTACTGTTAATACATGACGAAAGTGGAAAGTGGGATAAGCCTGAAAACATACTAAACAACTGGAGGGTAACTAAAACATGTTTAAGACTAGGTAGTAGAATAGTGGGAAAATGCATGATGGGATCTACTTCAAACGCACTAGACAAAGGTGGTGCTAATTTTAAAAAACTATACCATGATTCTGACGCAACTAAAAGAAACGCTAATGGTCAAACTAAGTCAGGGTTGTATTCGTTGTTTATTCCTATGGAACATAATTTTGAAGGATACATAGATGAGTTCGGACACGCTGTTTTACATACTCCTGACAAACCGGTAATAGGAGCAGATAAAGAATTGATAAACTTAGGTGTAATAGATTACTGGCAAAACGAAGTTGATTCTTTAAAAACAGATTCAGATGCTTTAAATGAGTTTTATAGACAATTTCCAAGAACAGAATCACATGCTTTTAGAGATGAAAGTAAACAGTCTTTATTTAACTTAACTAAAATATATCAACAAATAGATTATAATGATGCTTTAATATCACAGAGAGTTGTAACCAGAGGTAAGTTTATGTGGAAAGATGGTATTTTAGATTCTAAAGTTTTATGGATACCTGATAAGCATGGTAGGTTTTTAATTTCTTGGGTGCCTAATAAAAATATACAAAACAACGTAATGTCAAATGGAGGCAAGTTTTATCCAGGCAACGAACACTTAGGATCTTTTGGTTGTGATAGCTATGACATTTCAGGAACTGTTGGGGGTATAGGATCTAATGGTGCGCTTCATGGGTTAACAAAGTTTAATATGGAAGAAGCTCCTTCTAATGAGTTTTTTTTAGAATATGTAGCTAGACCTCAAACAGCAGAGATATTTTTTGAAGAAGTATTAATGGCTTGTGTTTTTTATGGGATGCCTATACTTGTGGAAAATAATAAACCTAGGTTATTGTATCATTTTAAAAACAGAGGCTATAGATCATTTTCTATAAACAGACCTGACAAACCTAAAATGAAGCTTTCAAAAACAGAAAAAGAACTTGGTGGAATACCTAATTCTTCTGAAGCTGTAAAACAAGCTCACGCAACAGCGGTAGAATCTTATATTGAAAAACATGTAGGATTGGATTTAGAAGGAATTGAAAGAGACTCAGATGAAATGGGTTCTATGAATTTTATAAGAACTCTAGAAGACTGGGCTAAATTTGACATTAACAACAGAACAAAATATGATGCGACTATAAGTTCTGGACTAGCAATAATGGCCAATCAAAAGCACCTATACCATTCTGTTAAGAAAGAATCAAAAATAAGCATTAACTTTGCGAGATATAATAATAAAGGTGCATTGAGCACGATTATAAAGTAAAAATGAAAGAACCCTCAATTATAATTAATCAAACAAGCTTCCCAAATCAACTAGCAACAGACGCAGAAAAAGAAACTATCGAATATGGTAGACAAATAGGAGAAGCAATACAATACGAATGGTTTAATAGAAGCGGAAATAGTTGTAAATTTTATGATCAGTGGGTGGAATTTCACAGGTTAAGGTTATACGCTAGAGGAGAACAGCCAATAGGTAAGTATAAAAATGAGATATCTGTAGATGGAGACTTAAGTTATCTAAATCTAGATTGGACACCAGTTCCTATTATCCCAAAGTTTGTGGACATTGTAGTTAACGGAATGGCAGATAGATTGTTTGATGTAAAAGCAGTAGCTCAAGACGCTATGTCTGCTGAGAAAAAACACAAGTTTCAAGAAATTGTAGAGGCAGATATGATTGCTAAGCCTATGCTAGACGCTACAGAAGCAATGTTTGGTATAGATATGTTTAATACACCTAAACAAGACCTACCAGAAAGCGAGCAAGAGTTAGCACTATACATGCAAATGAATTATAAACCAGCGATTGAAATTGCTGAAGAAGAAGCTATAGACACATTACTAGAACAAAACCATTATAAACAAAGGATACAAAAGCAAGTAAACTATGACCTTATGGTTTTAGGTACTTCATTTGTAAAGCATCAGTTTTTACCTAACTCTGGTGTTTCAGTAGAATATGTAGATCCAGCTTCATTAGTATATAGTTATACAGAAAGTCCAACCTTTGATGACTGCTTTTATTTTGGAGAAGTAAAACAAGTTCCAATAACAGAGTTGGCTAAGATAAAGCCAGATATCAGTTTAGAAGAGATGGAAGAGATATCTAAAATGTCATCACTATGGTATAATTATTATGGCATAACAAGACCTTATCAAGATAGTTTATTTCAAAAAGATGTAGTTACGTTACTGTACTATAATTATAAGACCACTAAAAAAATGGTTTATAAGAAAAAGTACATGGAAAATGGCGGTGAAAAAACTATAAGAAAAGAAGACACATTTAATCCTCCTGAAGAAGAACAAGAAAGATTCGAAAAATTAGAAAAAAGAATTGATGTTTGGTACGAAGGAATAATGGTGATGGGTACTCAAAAAGTAATAAAATGGGAATTGGCTAAAAACATGGTTAGACCTAAATCAGCTTCTCAGTATGCTTTACCTAATTACATAGGAGCTGCACCTAGAATGTATAAAGGAGCTATAGAATCACTGGTTAGAAGAATGATTACGTTTGCGGACTTAATACAGATAGTT